CCTCCATCGACTAGAAAACAGTAATGGCGACGAAACTCTTTCTCCGCGAGACGACCGATAACGGCATCACGGGTTTCCGTGATATGTTGGCCGCTGCCGGTTCATCCGCTACGACTGGTGAGGTTACCAGCGTCCTTACTCAAGAAATCCAGTGGACGAAGACAGGAGGCGGTGTCGTCCTGGAATGGATCAGCGGTCGTGTGCCTGCGGGTGGTTTTACGCTGGCGGGGCTGATGACGTTTTCGATTTGGGCGCATGAAAGCGCCACGGCGGCACAGATGAGCGGTAGGGCTCGCGTTTACAAACGCGCCGCAGCAGGGGGAGAGACCGAGGTTGGCGGCGGTCCCTGGAATGATAGCGTAGAGTTCACCAAGAACACTCCTACGGAGATGGACTGGACTGGAACGCCAGGCAGCACGGCGTTCGCGGAGAATGATCGAATTATCATCCGTTACTTCATTGCCCACTACGATGGAGTCACCGATCTCCCTGCCGGGCATACGGGAACGCTGACGTATGACGCAGCGGACGCCGCTACCGGAGACAGTTTTTTCCAGATCAACGAAACGGTCACGTTCAAGATCGAATCACTGGGTTACCCTTACGTTGGCAGCGGGGGGATTCAATTTGCTGGCGCCGCGACGACGAAGAAGGCGCATGGATTTGCCTATGTTGGTTCTGGAGGCGTGCAGTTCGCGGGCGCGGCGACGACGAAGGTTTATCACCTTATCGGTGCGTACACTGGCACAGGCGGAATCCAGTTCGCGGGCGCTGCGACCACAAAGGTTTATCATCTCATTGGTTCGTACACCGGCAGCGGGGGGATTCAGTTCGGTGGAGCGGCAACAACCCGCAAGGCGCATGGGTTTGCCTACCTGCCGAACACGCTTTTAAACAATTGGCTTGTCTCTCTGGCTGTGGGACAGAATTCCCCCCGAGGCGTGATCCATCTCAGTGGATATCTGTACGTCCTGTGTCAGCAGAGTCCATCTCTTATAGTGAAGATCGAGGTGGCAAACCCGGCCAATCGAAGCGTTTTAACTTTTCCTTCGGATGAGTACCATAACGGGGCATTTGACCTAACATACATTCCGGCTAAAGGCCGTTTGTACGTGACGTTCGGATCTTATTTTTTAGATCAGAAGGTGACGATAGCGGAGGTCAACCCGTCCGATCTGTCATATTCCGACGTCATCAGTGACGCAAATTATTATGGCCCGGACAGTCTCACTTTTGACTCGACTTACCTATACGTCAACGGATGGACGGACGATCCGCTGGGGCCTCATATTTTGCGCTACAGCCTCACTGATTTCAGCTTTCAGGGAGTCATTGATACGTCTGATTGTTTTAATTCCCTTCGCTACGACGGGACAAAGTTGTATGGCGTTGACAGAGCCAGCCCCAATCCCGCAAGCGTCTTCCGAATCAACACTTCTACATGGGCCATAGAAGAGGAAGCCCAACTTCCAGCCGGTTGCGGGGCGGGTGCAACCGCCATGGCCTTCACCACAGACTATCTGTGGGTCGGCATCGCGGGGGCAAGTACATACCGTGGCAGCGTGGTCCGTGTTCTGAAGTCTGATCTGACTTCCTCAACCGTTATCAACACTGGGACATCCATGCCCTGTAATGGGGTGTTTTGTGATGGAACCTATGTATGGGCCTTATTAACTTATCCTTCGCGCTTGGCGCGGATCAATGCCAACACGCTCAGGGTCGATATTTTTCCGTTTTCAAATGGGCAAGATGCTGCAACCAAGATGGCATTGTTTGGCTATACTCCCCCATTGGTGGATGATGAAACGGGGTACTTCGCATTTGCTGCGAGTCCGGCGAAAGTTTCCGCAATTACATTAACGGGTCTCGTCACTGGCCTTGAATTCGGCGGGGCGGCGGTTACGGCGTATACGGCGGCGGGCGGTAACATCTACAATGAATCGTTTTCGATAGGCGTCAGTCAGGGATTGTCGAAGGCGGCGGCGCTGAATGCTGTTGGGGCTTTCTCGCTTGCGGGCTCGGCGGGCATTCAGAAGTCAAGCCAACTTGACGCACTGGCGTCTTTTTCCGCCGCCATTACTGCCGGGATCACGAAGCAAGGCGTAACCATCATCCCGGTTTCGACCAGCCTCGAGATAACTGCCGGCTTCTCGGAAATCGGCGGTTTGAATCTCGATGGGGCATTCACGCTGGCTGCACAAGCTGGCCTGAGTGCCGCTGGCGCGCTCCTGATTTATCGGGCTCTCGCGCTGGCGGCATCGAGTGGTCTTTCCGTCGAGGCGGCGAATCAGCTACTTGCTTCGCTTGGGCTCGACGTCAGCGCGATAACGGCGATCGACGGGGCTCTGGACATTCCGGCGACGTTCACTGCGGCGGTTCAAGCGGCTGTCACGGCGGCTGGCGGTTTGAATCTCGATGAAGGATTCAGCGTTGCGGCACAAGCCGGGTTCTCGGCGGGCGTGGCTCTCGTCATTCCGGTCAACATTTCCCTCGGCGGTGTCGCGGGGGTTTCTGCTTCGAGTCAACTGGAGGCGGTCGCCGCGCTGACGTTCCCGGTCGCCAAGTCGCTTCAAGTGACTCCGCAACTGGTGATCGACTCGGCCCTGGCGCTGGCCGGCGTGCTCGATCTTGCCCTCGTTGGTGGCGGTGATTTCACCGAGGCGTTGACGCTGGCGGTCCAATCCGGCGCACTCCTGGCCGGTTCTTTGGCGATTCCGGCAGTATTTCAGCTTCAACTATCTGCGGACCAAGAGCTTCAGGCACAGGCCCTTTTCGAGTCCGGATTGAATCTGGCCGCGCAGGTCGATCAGGGTGTTTCCGGCGTCATCGAGATTGATAAGGCTTTCTCGCTTGGAGTCCAAGCGGATCAGCAAATCGCTGGCGGGATGGCTTTTAGCGGAACCTTTTCACTTGACGCAGAAGCGGGGCAATCATTTCTAGCCTCCGTGGACTTCGGCGCGTATTTGAACCTGGGAGCACAGGCCGGTGTCGGCGTGATACCGCAATTGATCGCGGTCGCGGCATTCTCGCTTGATGCGACCCTGGCCGCGCAGCTTCGGGGCAATCTCGAGATCGGCGCGGCGCTTACTCTTTCTGTTACGGTCGCGGCGCAGATCGAGGGCGAACTTCAGGTCGTTCAGATTCCCGCCGAATTGGTCATTACCGACGAGGCGCTGGTTAGTCTCACGCTCGGCAATAGCGTCGCCTTGGCGGTTCTTCTGATCTCCGATAGTGCAGAGGCTGATATTCAAGCAGGTACAACGATGGCAACTTACGACATTGGCGATGTCGCCAAGCTGACGGCGACGATCGCGGTAGACAGCACTCCAACCGATCCCGCAACGGTCCAGGTGACGGTAAATAAGCCTTCCGGCGCAAGCAAAACCTACGTCTTCGGAACTGATCCCGAGGTCACCAAGCCCGCCGTTGGTTCCTACTTGGCCGCGATCCCGATCGATGAATCCGGCATCTGGTGGTACGAGTGGGCCTGCACGAATCCGAACGGGACCGAGGAAAACTCGCTGACCGTTCGGACGAGCAAGGTGTAAAACATGGCTTTCAACTACAGCGGCGATCCGACCTCCTCGACGCGGGATGAAGTGCGCTTTCTGATCGGGGATACCGACTCAACCGACGCGCAGCTTCAAGATCTGGAAGTCGATTACTTGCTGACCAAATACACGACGGCGGCGAAGGCGGCGCTGGCTGCCTGCCTCGCGCTCGCTTCCAAGTATGCGCGGCTCTGCGATAAAGCGGTTGGTGACCTGCGGATTTCCTACTCGCAGCGCCAGAAACATTATCTCGATCTGGCGCGAGAGCTTCGGGCGCGCGTTGCCGTCCGGCCCTACGCCGGGGGCCTGTCCGCCTCTGAGAAAGAATCCGTCAACGATGACACCGACCGGATCGTGCCGGCCTTCCAGCGCGATCTCGATACCAACACAAGCACATGAGTTTCATCGACGATTTGAAGGATCTGATGCCGCACGCGGTCACCCACAAGCCAGTGACCACTCGCGATCAGTATGGCACGCCGACGCTCGGCAGCGGTACCGACTACACGGCGCGAGTCGTCTACAAGGCACAGCGGATCTCCAGCCAGCGCCAGGGGGCTACCGGCGACGTGATCGCGGCGGGGCACGTCATTCTGGCCGGCACGCCGACCATCGGGCTCGATGACGAGATCTCCGAAGGCGGTACGGCGCTCGGCCTGATTCATCGAGTAGATCGCCTTAGCGATGAAACTGGGGTGATTTACGTCAAGGTCTATTTCGGAGCGAGCTAAATGGCAAAGTTTCACATCGACGTGCAGGGCTTGGATCAAGCCAGTCGGCGGGTTCTCGCCTATCCGCTGACAGTGCGCCGTGCAGTCAAGGGCGTGCTGGCCGAATCCGCCGAAGTGATCATGACCGAATCGAAGCGGATCGTGCCGGTTGACACCGGAACGCTGATGAACTCGGGCCATGTGCAGCCGGTGAAAGAGGATGCTTCTGGACAGATCAGCGTGACACTCGGATACGGCGGGCCTGCCGCCAAGTATGCCGTCGAGGTCCATGAGAATCTGGATCCGCGCATCAACTGGCAGCGTCCGGGCTCGGGGCCGAAGTATCTCGAGCGCCCGGTGAAAGAGGACCAAGGCAAGATTCCAGGCCGGATCGCTACTGCGGTCAAGGGGCTGATTCGCTGATGCTGCTCGACGACATTCGCGCCAAGCTCTCGGCTGCCGGCGTGTTCGATGGCTCTACCTGGACATGCTATTCGGGGTACCTGCCCGACGATCAAGATCAGGTGATCGCGCTGTTTGAGACACCGGGGCTGCCGCCCGATACGCTTGGGCGGGAAAACGAGCAGCCGTCCTTTCAAGTCCGGATTCGCGGAATGCGGCTCGATTACGCCACGGCGCGCGCCAAGGCGCAAGCTGCCTTCGACTGCCTCCAGGATGCTCAGGCAGGCGCCGGGCTTCTGAGTGGCTACACGTTCATCCAGGCGCAGCACAGCGGGCCGCTGTATTGGACCGATGACAAGCAGCGACCGAATTTTACCTACAACTTTAGGGTGCATAAGACCGCATGAATCGATTGACTGTTGTTATCCCGGTCCGCAAGGGCGGCTTTCCGGAAATCACCCTGCGGACGCTGGCGCAGCAGAGCTATCAGGAGTTCGAAATCGTCGTCGCTTGGGACGAACAGGCTAACGCGAATTGGGCGCGCAATCAGGGCTTCCGGTTGGTCCGGACGCCGTTCGTCCTGTTCAGCGATGACGATATCGAATGGGAGCCGGAAGCACTACGGGCGCTGATGGCGACGCTGAACAATCACCCCGAGGCCAGCTACGCTTACGGCGCCTATGAACTCGACAATGGGATCCACTGCGATCAGCGGTTCGACGAAAAGAAGTTGCGTCGCGGTAACTTCATTTCCACGATGGCCCTGATTCGCACCGATGACTTTCCCGGTTTCGATGAGGAGATCCAGCGGCTTCAGGATTGGGACCTCTGGTTGACCATGCTCGAGCAGGGTAATACCGGCGCTTACTGTGGGCGCCTTACCTTCCGAACCGTGAAGCGCGCCGGCATCACATTTGGGCCGGGGATCAGTTGGCGAGAGGCGGAACGCGCCGTCAAGGTCAAGCACGGATTATGAGAATCGCCGTCTATACACTGACTCGCGATCGGCTGGAGTACACAATGGCGGCGTTCGCAAGTCTTCGGGAAAAGGCCGGATTGCCGTTCGATCATTTCGTCGTCGATAACGGCTCGAAAGATGGGAGTTTGGACTGGATCATGGACGTTTCCAAACCCTACTGGTTCCAGAACTTTCCGAACAATGTGGGGATCAGCGCTGGATCGAATCGGGCGCTTGGAGCCATACTTGCTCATGCCAAACCTTACGATTTGATCGTGAAATTCGACAACGACTGTCTGGTAAAGAGCGCGAACATACTCGGTCAGTTTTGTGAGATCTTCGCCGACGTAAAGCGGTTTTCATCGGCTTTTGTACTTTCTCCCCACGTTGAGGGAATCATAAACCAGCCGATTCGATCCCGGTATACGATGCTCGCTGGACGGCGTATCGGCTTGACTGCGATTGTTGGCGGTCTGTTCCATGTCGTATCGCCCGAGATTTACCGGCAGTATCGTTACCCTTTGAACCTTCCCCTTGCCAGGGGCCAGGACGATCATTTCTGCAGGTGGTTTAAGCGGCATGGCGGCGAGGTCGGATACGTCGAAGGGCTCACGGTCGAACACATGGAAGGTACCGATGGACAGGCCCGCCGGTATCCCGAATACTTCAAACGGAAATGGCAGGAGGAAAAAACCATTGCGCCGTCTTCGTGAACGAAAGATCGACACACCGGAATTTTACGAGAAGGTGTGGAGCGAAGAGTATAACACTAGACCTTACTATGATGCGGTTCGCCAACGCGCCCTTGCTCAAAAGGTCGAACCGGGGAACCGAGTTATTGACCTTGGCGCGGGGTGTTTTGGAACCGCGCAGTTTATCGTCGAGGAGCTTCAAATACCGGATGTGCTGTTGATTGCGGTCGATTACTCTTACACTGCACGGCGCATCGTCTTAAACCGTCTTGCGGGCCATCATTGTTTCAACTATGTCTGCCATGCGGCAGAATCCACGCCGCTCCGTGCTTCCTGGTTTGACGTCGTGATTGCCGGCGAGTTGATCGAGCACTATGAAGATCCGGCTGTGCTGGTCCAGGAAATGGCGCGACTGACCAAACCGGGGGGCTGGATGGTGATTTCAACAGTCAATACCAAGTGCCCGAATGCCATCGCCCACTGTGACTATCCGGAGCACGTTTGGGAGTTTGAGCCCGAGGATCTGATCCGGATGTTCGCGCCCTTCGGCAAGCCGTACTACTTTCTGCTCGGCGACTACCATATGCTCGAGTGCCAAAGGATCTAACGATGCTTCGTCTTGCCCGAAACGACCGCAACCTGATCGGAGTGTTATGCAAGTAATCGTCACGTCTTATTGCCGTCCGCTGTACTTACGGCAGACGGTAAAATCGCTGCGGCAAGATCCGATCGAGTTGTATATCGTCGATGGCGGCTCCGACCAAGAGACCTGCGATTACATTCGGTCGGTTGCCGATGGTTGCCTCTTCTTCGAGGGCAACCCCGGCGCGGATCACCTGAAGACCGAGGGCATCAAGCAGTTCGTAACCGAGCCCGAGTTCGTTATCACGTCCGATGACATCGCCTATCCCAAGGGCTACTCGGCGCAGATCCTCGCCAACTACCGGGCGATCAACAAGAATGGCCTGGAGTGGACTTTTTGCGCTTGTAACCAGTGGAGCATCACGTCGAATCCAGGGCATCGGTTCATCACCGTGAATGGCGTCGAGATCCTGCCGGTTGCAACCTCCCAAGTTCTCGGCGCGATCATCGACACGGAAATCTGCCGGTCAGTCGGCTACTTTCCGGTCTATGGCAAGAGCGGCCAGGGCGACTGGGCGTTTTCTAAACGACTGCGGGATCGGGGGCTGAAAATGGGGTATTGGCGGCAACCGATCGCCGAGCACATTGGGCGAAACAAATGGATCGATTATCCGGAATATTCGGAAGCCTTTGCACAGGATGAAAAACACTTTCATCCCAAAGCCATCGCCGATAAGGGCATGGGTTGACCTCGACGATTTCTGCGAGGGCAATCAGTCCTGGGAACAACTGGAGTGTATCAAGCGTCAAGTCCCTGGTTTCCGGGTCACGTTGTTTTCGATTTTGGGTCGCTGCTCGCAACGGTTTCTCCAATGGAGCCGGTCCTGGCCTTGGATTGATCTTGTGCCGCACGGCTGGATGCACCGGGATTGCTACGAGTGCGCCGCATGGACCTACGAGGAGATGATCCGCTATCTCGATCGCATCGAGCCCCTTCGGTTGACGCGGGGATTCAAGGCTCCCGGTTGGCAGATTTCCGATGCGGCCTATGTCGCCTTACAAGACCGCGGCTATTGGGTCGCCGATCAGGAGTACAACGAACACCGCTGGCCGACTGGCTTGAAGGTCTACCTGCTCGATGATCCAAACAAGATTCACGGCCATATCGGACACCTGGGCGGCTTCAACCAAAACGAACTGGGCCTCATTACCGATCGCATTGTCGCGCATCGCAACTTTGGTTTCATCAAAGATCTTGTTTCGTCCCCATGACTTACGACATCATTATTCCCCATTT